TTCCCCTTCTGGCAGGATGATGAGAGCGTAGAAGAACCCGATGACGAGACTATTGAACAGGCAGCGATAGCACTAGCAGATGGTCATATCGTTGCATGGTATCAGGGACGTGGTGAGATCGGTCCTCGTGCCCTTGGACACCGTTCTATCCTCATGAATGCCCGTAATAGTAGGGCGAAGGACTATATCAACAGTAGAGTCAAACATCGTGAGCATTTCAGACCATTTGGTGCTGCTGTGCTCAAAGAAGATTGCAACAAGTTCTTTGACTTTGATGGTGATGCACCGTACATGAACATCTCTGTTGATGTTAAGGACACAGAACTCACATCTGTCACCCATGTAGATGGATCCTGTCGCATTCAGACAGTAGAGGGTGACGATTGCTTCGCACGTTTGATGCAGAGGTATAAAGAACTGACAGGTGACAGTGTTTTGCTCAATACATCACTGAATTTGGGTGGTAAACCTATCGCTTCTAAGAAGTGGGAAGCAAAGGAATTGTTCTCTAAAAAAGGTATCAATGATCTGTTCATTGGAAACGATCATTTGTCTAAATAGAGTTGCCTAACCAATAGAAATATGTCTGAGACTCCTCATAATCCTGAGGAGACCAAACCCGTAAAAGTGAAAAAAGAAAAGTATGAATGGCATGATGAGGGAGTAGCAACTCTCGTACGTTTGATTATCCTCGGGTGGTCTGCCGCAATTCTTACGATCAATTACCTGCAAGTCCCTGGACTCGCTAAGACTAATATCGATCCAACTTTCATAGCCAGTGTTTTTACTGGGACGTTAGCTACGTTCGGGGTTGCTACGGCAAAATCTAACAATGGTAACAGCAAAAAAGACGAACCTCCTAAGTAATCATGCAAAAAGTAATTAACGCACTCGCAATTATTTCTTTCGTGGGTACTACTAGCATCATTGGTGCTGGTGCTGTGCTCTATTTACAGAGAGATAGTATTGTCGAAAGAGTGAAAGAGAGAGCAGCAGGTCTTGTGACCACTGCCGTGATGGAAGCACTTCCTCTTGCGCTTGATGGTGGCATCCCAGAGATCCCAGAAGCGACTGGTGGAGCAGTTCCTCTTCCTGTTGTGCCGTTCTAAATCATGCCGATCCCTGAGATTAAAATTACAGGGACTCAGATCAGTGAGATTAAAATTCCCGATGTAATGCAGCAGTTACCTCAGGTTCCCACTGCAATACCTGTGTACCCACCTGTCACATCGACGGTGGGTGTTCCTATTATTAACATTCCTGGATGCGTAGAGGCACACGAACAGAACTCCTCTAAGGAGAAGAGTGGTGTGCTATCGGAAGACGATCCTAAGGGTGTGGTTACCTACTGCGATGCAGGTATACCATCGTTTAATGCGATGGATTATAACAAAGATAAGTTAAAGTTTGAATACGAAGCACCTATTCCTAAGGTTAGACCACCAGAAACACCTGATGTAGAGACACCTGAGGTTCCTAAGAATACTGTTCCTAAGGACAAGTATGAATGTCCTGGTCCTAATGCACCAAGGATAGGTGATGTAGCACAAAACCAAAAAGAAAGGGTCTCTGGTTATGAGACCCGTATTATTAACAATGAACAGGTCTGTGTGACCTTGTATGAGGATATACCACTAACTTCTCAGTACCTTCCAGCACCTCAGGTGGTCGCTACTACCGCTGCTATTGCTGCTGTTGCAACGACTTCCGCACTGCTCGCAAAACCGCTTGCCGATCTTCTTCTGAAAATTGTAAAACCTGCTGTGAAGAAGGGGATTGCTGCTGCGAAGAAGAAGATTCTTGGGAAGGAACCTCCCCGCCTGAATGTAAGGGACCGCCGAGATGAGCAGCGTCAGAGGAGTGCTGCTCTGAGGACTTTTCGGAAGATGATGGGACGGAAATAGTATGAGCGTGTTGCTTTAATGCAGTCACGTTTGTTACTTGCACATCAGCACAGATCTTTGCATATTCTGTACCTGGAACGAAGCGAATTCCCTCCTTCATTAGCTGTCCGCAATTTTTTAATCTCGCGATCTCAAAGTCAAGGCGCTTGTTGGCAGTTAGTTGCTGCATCATTTCGATGTTTGCTGCTGCTGCCTGCTTACATTGGTCTTGCAACTTCTTATCTAGTGGTCTAGACCATGTTGCACTGACACCAATAGACAAGTTGTAGTTATCTTTCTGTCCTGTACGTGTCGGTTGCATGAATAATATGGCACCAGGATTGTCTGGCGCACCGTCTTCATCTAGGTCACGCATATCATAGACAGGCGTGTCATACCAATCCTCGTATGGTTTTTGAGCACTCGCTGCACCAGTTATGTATGGGGTTATGTTCATCGTAGGACCCTGACACTGGATCCCATTCCCATAAGTGTTCGTTATATAAGGACCTTGCAAAACCTGAATGGCTTGGTTGGTCACTGAGCCCGAACTGTTCGCCACGGGCGCTGCTGTTGCAGAGACACCACCCACAGTCTCTGCTCTCACAGGTACTGGGGTCATGCCAAATAAAAGACATGCTATTGTTGGAAGATACTTGTAGTGTCGGTGACGCTTGTCACTTCGGTCACTCTGTTGATAATTGTGTGGTTGCTTAAACCAGGACCTTGATACGTTTCTGTGAACTGAAACGCCCCTCCTGGGGTGGTCTGTGTGAACTGTGGTTTGCTTGTTACGCCTGTCCATGTTGAAGTCACGCCATCAATAGTTACATTGTTTGTTCCTGTACCTGGGGACAGGTTCCCATTTGCAGTAACACCAGTACCCGTCGCCGAGTATTGATATCCTGTGTTATAGTCCATCGAATTGATTGTCTCAGTGATCTTACTTGTAGTCTCAGTGTGGCTCGTCATCGAGCCCTGAGTGAAGTTCGGGACCACTGGCACTGCATTCGCAGGGGAGTACGTAGACAGGATACCCGTCAGTACGCTTAGTACCGCCACAGGTATCACATATCTGCCAGTCCCATGGTGGTGGGTCCTGTCCTGTATACTCCCAAGTACACCAGTCATCTAGATTTACCTTGAATCGTTTTCTAGGCAATTACCGTACGGTAATTTCGGTCACAAATTGACCTGTTGCCGTAGTACCAGCTCCACCAGCAGTCAAATCGATAGCACCACCAGTATCGATGGTCCCAGCAAGATCACCTGCGGATCCCGCCGCCGTACTGGTCTGGATACCGAAGTTGCTGACAGCACCTACACTAGGAGCACTAGCGTGTGCGTCGCCTTGGTTAAAGGATTCACTAAACGAGAAACTCGTAGCGTTAGTAGTAACGTCATACGACCCTTGGATCTGAGTCGCAGCAGCAGTTGCTGATGCAGGAGCAGTCAGACCACCAAAGGTAGTCACATCGATGTTTGAACCAGACACCGCATAGGATGAACCAATTCTTTCGACCTGAGTCGCTGCTGCATTCACAGTAAGTTGAACACTGCTTGACATTTTTGTTGTAATATCGGCATATGCTGGTGCCGTCATCAAAGTCATACCAAAGATGATTGCTGCCTTTCTCATTGGATTAGAAGAAACACCTCGTAGCTCTATTTAGACATAGGATTCTTTCTAGATAGCACTACTTTTTCGTTCGGTATCTACCCGTACCAAAACCCTGATATATGCTATAAATATATGTGATTGCCTTCGGGGATCACACAATACAAACTCGCTTTATAAGGAGCTATGGACATTAAGAAGTTCACGTCGAAAGACATCGACGCAATTTTCGATGCGTCACAAAGATTTTCAGTAGGTTTTGATGACCTATTTTACCGCTTGCATTCCTACGGAGTAGGATCACCAGGCGGACAGTATCCTCCCTACAACATCATCAAGGAATCTGAGGTCAAATGGAGGATCGAACTAGCACTTGCTGGGTGGGCACCAGAGGACGTAGAGGTAAGCACAGAGAGCAACGTCCTGCTCATCAAGTCCAAGACGGCGAAGGGACGCAACGATGAAGACGAGTACATGCATAGGGGTGTGTCCACTCGTACCTTCGCAAGAGGTTTCAACTTGGCAGACGATGTGGAAATCGGCACAGTCAAGTTCACAAACGGTTTGCTCGTGATAGAATTACGGAAGATCATTCCCGATCACCAGAAACTGAAAGTGTATGAAATCAATTCAGGAGGTGCTACTGCACCCAGTGACCCTACTTAATGGTCTGTTTGTTGGGTTCTTAATCCTTGTGGGTTTGGCACATAACCATGCTCACTTCACCATGGAACAAGATGCTGACTCATACGTGAGAGCATGGTGTAAAAAGAACCCTGACACATGTCAGAGTTACATAGATGATTACTAACCTATATAATGTATAACCGAAGAGACCCGTGGGGTCTCTTTTTGTTTGGAGGTTCTATGAACATGTATGTAAATCTGTGTCCAGCGTACACAGAAAAAAGTGAAACGCTAACAGTGGATGTTCCTACTGATCAGATGGATGATTTCATGCAAATGGTTCACATCCTGAGTGAGGAGAAGAACATCTCCGCTAGACGTGCCTTTACTGATATGGTACGATATACATTTGACAACCTTATGGAGAAAGAGTATGACCGCAAGAGTCGTAAGAATGCTAAACGGCGAGGACGTAATCGCTGACGTAAAGGAAGTCAGAAAAGAAGAGGATGGTCCTGCTTTTGCATACAGACTGACTCAACCTTACACTGTCGCTATTCAATCAGCACCTGAGGTGTTGTTTGAAACTGACGAACATGCTGCTCCTGTTGACTTTGATAGTCTTGAAGTAGAGTTCACTGTGTGGGTTCCTTTCTCGGCAGAAGAACATATCTTCGTGCCCCTTCCTTCTGTGCAATTCATCTATAAACCGATGGATTCCCTTGTTGAAAAGTACAACCAACTATTGAATCATGGTAAAGATCCTAATTTTGAAGACGGAGCCGTCACTATACTTGATCGGAAAGATGACGGAACTGGACGAGGAACCGTCATTGCTGATTGAGAACTGTCACTCGATCGCACCTGATGGAACTCTGTCCCCATACCCGCTACACACAGATCAGAGAGATTTGTTCTTGACTTCTGACCTGACTTTGACTATACTAGACCCGTCTGCCTCAGTGGCAGATGCGTACAAGCGGTTGGTTAGTTGATGAATTTCTATACGGACGTACTTCTTCTCGGCGATGACATCCTTTATCGTGGATACGAGAACGGTTCACCTGTTCAGTATCGTGAGAAGATCCGTCCTACTCTTTTCTTTGTGCCTAGGGATCAGTCCAAGGCATCTAAGTACAAGACACTCGACGGTCGTAATGCTCACCCGAAACGTTTCGACGGCGCTAGGGCAGCACGCGATTTCATGCAGCAGTATGAGAACGTAGAGGGTATGGAAGTGCATGGTTACGATCGATTCGTATACCAGTTCATCGCTGACAAATTCAAAGACGAGATTCGTTTTGATATGGATCTCATGACGATCTATACGATCGATATTGAGGTCGGTTGTGACAATGGTTTCCCCTCAGTAGAGGCGTGCCAAGAGGAGATGCTCTGCATCACCATCAAGAATCTCATTACCAAAGAAGTAATCACCTGGGGAACTCGTGAATTTACTCCTGATGGCACTGAATATCGGGTGTTCTGGAAAGAACAAGAGATGCTATCTGACTTCCACCAGTGGTGGACCGAGAACACTCCTGATATTATTACTGGATGGAACTGCAATCTGTATGACATCCCGTACCTGTGCCGCCGCTTGGAGCGTGTTCTCGGGGAGAAGTGGAAGAAGTCCCTTTCTCCCTGGAACCGTGTACTAGAACGTGAGATTGAGATCCATAATCGCAAGCACCTGCAATACGATATTAGTGGTGTAGCGATCCTGGATTATCTGGACCTGTACAAGAAGTTTACATACTCTGCACAGGAATCTTATCGTCTAGATCATATTGCAAATGTCGAACTGGGTCAAAAGAAAGTTGACCACAGTGAGTACGAGAACTTCAAAGAGTTCTATACAAAAGACTGGCAGAAGTTTGTTGAGTACAACATCGTTGACGTTGAACTTGTTGACCGTTTGGAAGACAAGATGAAACTGATCGAGTTGGCACTCACTCTTTCTTATGACGCCAAGGTGAACCTCAGTGATGTGTATTCACAGGTTCGCATGTGGGACACCATGATCTATAACGATCTTCAAAAGAAGAACATCGTGGTTCCCCCTAAGGTTTCTACCAAGAAAGATGAACAGTATGCTGGTGCCTATGTGAAAGTGCCTGAACCAGGTGGGTATGATTGGGTTGTGTCGTTTGACCTTAACTCTCTGTACCCTCACCTGATCATGCAATACAATATCTCACCTGAGACTCTCGTTGAGAGGCGTCATGGTGCTGTA